GTAGTTAAATTCTTTTTTGTTTTTTATTGATCCTTTAAACACGGATCCGCTGTATAGTTTAATAGTATAAGCACAATATGGATGCTTTACTTCTTTAACTATGTAATCATCTTTTGTTAGTTCAGATATCTTTTTATCTTGATTCTTAATACTAACAGAATGAGTATATCCACAACTACTACAAAAGGTATACTCTTGACCTGATTTGTAGTAAAGCTCATAATAAGCTTCTTGTTTACAGTTTGGACATTCAATGAAATCAATTACACTTGCCATTTGATTATATTTTTGAGATAAATACATAAATTAAAAATACCATAAGTCAAACTCTGCTTTAGAGGATGAGAGTTTATGCCTGAAACCTTGTGGTAAATAATAAAGAAGTCACAAGCCCCTTCCAAGTCCTGTTAAGGATACTGTTAGGATACTACTCTTGTGACAGACTCAGTAGTGTGAGTTAAATCACTCTGTACTCAGTTGTAATAGATAGTTAGACCTCATTTTGAACTATCAATTGGAATCCTGCAGTCTCCACATGCCTGTGGTGCTTTATTACAACTGGTATTACAGAGTTTCCGGAAGCATTTACTGTCCTAAAGCACATAACACTAATAACAATACTAGTAATAGTAGTAATACTGATTAATATATGTATAGACATACTTAATATGTTATTTACAGGGAAATGCTTAATGCTGTTTTAGCTATATAAATATTCATAGACAGCAAGTTAGCCTATTTTGCATACTTGTTGAAGAGTTAGAATAGTAGTGAAGTATAACACCTTTCACCACTTTAACACACATCTGCACACAATTTGCAAAAATATAACTACTTGATTATGAGATACTGAGTCTCATTGTTACACACGGTGGAGACAAAGAATATTATGTTTCTACAGTGAGCAGATTATTCTTACTACACAACTTAATAGGTAGTGAGTAGTAGGTTATACACGCTACTGAGTGTATTTATAAAACTATTAATGCTGAGTAAAGTGAATTAACACTTATACTTAACAGCATTTAGTTAATAGAAAACTTAATAATAAGTTTTATATTAAATAAATGGTTGATTAGTAGAGGGAAAAAGAAAAAATACTAATGGTGTAAACCATTAGTATCTTCTACTACTACATATTATCTAAATTTTCTGTAGTATCTTCAACTGTTTCTTCTACAACAGTGAAGGCTTTTGTTGCTCTCTTAGCACTTGCACTACCTGCTAACTTTTCTGCAAGGCGGTCTGCAAACTTATCTGCTAATACAGCACTTGCTTCTGCCACTGCATTTAACCTTGCTACATCTTTGTTAAATGTTCCTTGATCCAATGTGAAGTTTCCATCTTTCTTCTTCACTAATGCTACTTCATCTTCCATTGCAATATAGTTTGTTATATACTGCACTTCTCCATTTGGACCAAATGAAGGATACTGTTTGAAATTTGGTGAGTTTTTATACTCTTCAATTTCTGCTACTGTTCCTACTACATTGTAGATGTGGAAAATGTTTCCTTTCTTGCTTCTCGGAGATGCTGAATAAATTGCTTTCATTTTGTTTTGTTTTTAATTGTTAATAAATTATTTTATTTTAAATTAAGGGTTGATAAGAAAGAGGGAAAAGAAAAAAGAAAAAGTCATCAGACTTTTTCTATTATCTTTTGCTACATAACATAACTGCTTGATAACATCATTTGTTCAGTTCAATCAATGCAGTTATTTTAATTGAGTGAAAGGTTGATTGAAGAGAGGGAAAAAAGAAAAGCTAAGCCAGCCTAAGCTGGTTTAGCATTGTCAATGTAGATGGCATCATAGCCAGATGCATTGGTATACAGCCTGCCTGTAAGGAACATCAAGTCACCAGACTTGGTTCCTGCAGGAAGGTTGTTGATAAATGTGCGTGGCAAGAACTTGTCACTATTGACAAGTTTGAGACAAAACATTTTAGGAAATTTTGGAGAACTCAAAACTTTCACCAGAAAGGTTTGTGTTTGGATAAATTTAGAACTCATAACAAAAGATTTTGCTATGTATGTAGGGTTGACCATTTTTTCACTAGAAAAAATGTTATAGATATATCACATATGAAATATGTGGTTGAGCAAGCATGGGGGGTAGGGGCAAAGGCTTGAGGGGCCGGGGGTGGCGAGATAGGGGGACCACCACATCCTCTAATATAAAGTATTCCCAAATACCCATATAACATTATATCTCTCAGAGCTGTATTACCATGGGGTAAGTTAACACTTGGTAATATGTGGGGGGGTTCTTATACATCATGAAAATTTTTATAAAAAATTTTTAGGAGTATATATGTGATGTAAGAAAAGTTGTTACATTTGCATGTGTCGTTCAAATAAGGCTGTTTCCGCTTTAGCCTAATAATGAAAGCCCAGGTTCCTCACCTGGGCTTTTGCTTCTTTAGCTCAGTTGGTTAGAGCACTAGACTGTTAATCTGGGGGTCCTAAGTTCGAGCCTTAGAAGAAGCGCACTCCATCCCTGTAGATTCTATTCTGCAGGCTCAGTGCCAGGAGGGCATACCGTAAGATCTGCTCGCTCACTCTCTGGCCTTCTCTGCACAGGAAAGCTGTAAGGTATAACTGTAGCAACACCCAAGTAAGTTTCTCTGATCAAGAATTACTGCTTGGGTTTTTTATTTTAATATGCTCTTACATTACAAATTAATTTTTTCTATATTTGTTGAACCAACAAACAACTAATGAAAAACAGTAAGAGTAAGCGTAAGAGTAAAGAGCCTATTACCCTTTTAGAAATTGTTTCTAATAGTGACAATACATTTGAGGTAAGAATAGCTAGAGTTAATAAAACATCTATTCCCGTTCTGGTAGGTTTATTAGAAAAAGCAAAATTTGATTTATTAGCGAGAGACTTTGAAGAAGACTTCCAAGAAGTGGATGAGCTTCCTGGTAATTTTATGAATAGTAAATTTGATGCATAATGATTGAAAGATGTATGAAGAAGCCTGAGTATCTTGATGTTTTAAAATACTCAGAAGGAGACAGAGAACTAGTGTTTAAGTTTACATTAAGCAAAGCTGAGTTTATAATACCGTCAAATACAAATGTGCTTACATTATTTGTAACCACATTTAAGGGTCCTAAAAAAGTTAACCCTGGAGATTACATTGTTAAAGATGCAAAGAATGAATTAACAGTTCACACTCCAGATGAGTTTGAAAGTAATTTTGTTAAAGTAAAGAAAACCGAAAATAAATAGTTATGAGCAAGTCAACAAACAGACAAAAAGTTGAAGTATTAAAAGGATGGCTTCAATGGTTATTAATCAATAAAACAAAAAAGAAATGAGTAAGACAGTTGTAGAAATGGGTGGACCTGTAGTTGGTATGAATGAAGCTAAGGTACTTTCATTTGGTGAGCAGTTAGTAGGGATTGACTTCAATTCATCTAATGATGCTGGTGTAGCTAAAGTAAAAGAATTATTTGCTGAAGTAGCTAACATACTAAAAGACTCTTATCAAGAGGGTCCAGGAAATCCAGTTAAGAGTTTATTATTTGACCATGCCGTGGGAGAATTAGTAAGTGCACAAATGGCAGTAGTAAAAGTAATCACGTTTAAATAAAAAAACCATGAAATTATTAGGAAAAAGAATTTTGATCAACGTACCGGAGATTGAAAAAGCAGTGATAGAGTTATCACCAGCACAAGAAGCTGAGCGCGAGAAAGAAGCTATCAAGAAATGGACACAGTTAGAAGTTCACTCTGTGGGAGATGAAGTAGAAAAAGTAAAAGCTGGGGACAGAGTATATGTTCAAACATTTGCTTTAGAAGGAGCTGAGAAAATAGATGTAGATGGTAAGATTAAGTTGTTAGTAAAAGAGTTTGATATTGCCATTGTATACTAAGATGAATGAAATGCGTTACGAACAGTATAATACATCTGTTATGAAAAGTCTAAAAAAGAAAAATGTGAGTGTAACTGAAGAGCCTAAATGGGTTGATCCTCAAGATTATAGCAAAAAAGTTTTGGATAATATGCCTAAATGGACTGAACTTAAATCTCCTACTTCACAACCAGATGCATTAAGACCAAAGCATTATGGTGGTGCTGATGCTAAGTACGAAGTTTTCAAAGTTTTGGAAGCATGGGAACTTGATAAAGACTTCTATTTAGGTAACGTAATTAAGTATGTGGCAAGAGCTGGTAAAAAAGATTCTACTAAAACTAAAGAGGATTTACAAAAAGCTTTAGTATATTTGCAGCGAAGGATTGATAGTTTATGATTTTTGTTTATTTGATTATAGGATTGTTAGCATTGTATGTTCTGTATGAACTGCAGAAGTTTTGGAGATTACCATCATATCATAAAGTATATAATATGTGGCAAGAAGATCCAGAAAAAATATCTAGAGCTAACTTAACTGTAATCATTATGTGTATGATAGCATATATATTAGGATTAATTTCTGCAACAATGATAAGTTAAATTTTTGTTTATTTATTTATAGCCTCAGTTTTACTGGGGCTTTTTTTTGTCAAAACTTTTTTGTATATTATTATATAACAATTAAAATTTAAAAATCATGCCAGAAAAATTTGTACCTCAATCTCCAGATTTATATTTAAAAACAGATGCTGATGCAGCATTAGTAAAATTTGGACATTTAAATTATTTATTAGAACAAGCAAACAATAATGTTTATGCTAATAATGCTGCTGCATTAACAGCTGGACTAAAAGCAGGTGATCTTTATAGAACTGCTACTGGTCAATTATTTATTGTTTATAATCCATAATATTTATGAGTTTTAAGTTTAAATTTATTATATTTACCATTTAATATAAACCAAAAAATTTAATTATGACTCCAGCTGAAGCATTAAATGTTATTGAGCAAGCGTTAAATCTTGCTAACTTAAAAGGTGTGTATTCATTACCAGATGCTAATAAAGTATTATTAGCACTAAACACTTTTCGTAATTTAGAAGAAGTAAAAGCTTCTATACCGGAATTAACTACAGTTTCAGAATAATTCCTACAGCCGTATATTAAACCCTAGACATAACTGTCTGGGGTTTTTTTGTTTTTATCAAATATTTTACTTATATTATTATATAGTCTAAATATTTATATCATGTCAATAGGGAACTTAAAAGATACTGGGAACAAAAGTTCTAACTTTCCATATCAATTAAAAACTTTACAAGGTCTTCAGCAAATTGCAGATGGTATTTCTGGTTTTGCACCTCCAGGAGGAGTAGCTACAGAAACTACATTAGTATTAGTTGAAGCTTTAGTAGAAATAATAAAAAAGAATTCTATATCTAAAATAGGTAGAATTCAAGGATCTGCAAACTATAGAAGAGTTTTAGCATATAATGTTAATAATGATGTAACAAGTATTACTCATACTGGCACAACAGAATATGGTGCAGAAACTATTATTGAAACTCTTACATATGACGAAAACAGAAATGTTACACAAATTCAATATTCATAATTATGAAAAATAAATATAACCCAGTATCTGGTGAGTTTGACTTAGTAAATTCATTACAAGATATAAGCTATGTACATACACAATCTGTAGCAGCATCAACATGGATAGTAAATCATAACTTAAATACAAGATGTTCTGTACAAGTAATAGATGAAGATCAGAATGAAATAGTTGCTCAAATTGACTGGATAGACAATAATACAGTACATGTATTATTTAATATTCCTGTTACAGGTTTTGTTTATTGTAATTAATTCATTATATTATTATATAACTTAAATAAAAATAAAAATGGCAGAAAAAAAGTTTTTTGTAGACATTAATCTACAAGGTAGTGCATTAACAAATGCAAAAATTGGAACTAATTCAGGTATTGGTTCAACGGAAGGTGCTTTTGGATATGATTCATCAGCACATAGATTACAATATTTTGATGGTACAGCTACTAAAGAAGTTGCTAACTTATCAGATATTGCTGCAGTAACAGGTGGATTAATTCTTCAAGGAGGTTATAATGCTGCTACTGATACTCCAAATATTACAGATGGGTCAGCTTTTAAAGGTTTCTTTTGGGTTGTAACTGAAACAGGTACTTTCTTAGGAGAGTCAGTACAAGTTGGTGATTCAATCATTGCTAAAGTTGATGAAGCAGGTGCTACATTGTCTGATTGGTT